CCGAGTGCATTGTATTTTATCAGGATTGCAAAACCATTGAAATTTTTCAGGTCTTTAGCAGCTTTCCGTAAAAGGCTGGCGTTTCGTTCACCTTTGTCATTGATTATTAAGCTGTTAAATATTTTATCCGTAAATCCATTACCTTCGACAAACGATACATACGTGTCCATACAGGAACGACCCGTACCGGAAGCATTTATTATTTCCAAAATTTTCTGCGGATAATCGTTGCTTTGTCCGTATGCCTTGATCCGCTTTGATGTCAAATAAATGTTTCGTTCAACCCGTGGTGCCGTTTTAGCCGATGATACCCTCATCAGGTAGTCTTTTTAGTAGTTTTTTTACGAGTTCTCGATTTCGGTTTTGCGCCAGTCAGCGATGTAATTGTCACAGACATCGTATCGGCCGGTGTAAATGATACATTTTCCGGTGCTGGCTTTTCAACTGGTTTAGGTTTCTCGGCCAGTTTTTTTACGGGCGGAGCAACGGGTGGTATTCGTACGAAAAACTTTGCCCGTTCAGGATAAAGGCGCAGATATTCAGCAGCGACAGGATCGTACTTCTGAGGATCGGTTTGCAGATTCAGATTCGTGAATGCCTTAACGCCCTTATAACCTGTTCCGAAGAATTGGGCAACGTAACCTTTTCTCAATTCATAGTTTGCCATTCGTTTAGTTTTTAATATTGTGAAAATCGCTTCAATATAGCAAGTTGAACAACTATTGTCAAGCTTTCGGCCAGTTTTTTTATAAATAGCATCACGGATCAGCTTTTTTCGTTCGGCAGTCCGGGCTTTCGGATCATTAATAAACTGACGTGCAAACGCAATAATATCACTTTCACTTGACATAAGGAAAAAAGCAGGGTGTTACCCCTGCTTAATCTTCACAACAAGGAGCAAGCAATGAAGCGAGTGCTGCTCTGGTCAACGCAATCGTACCTCCGACGAAATATGAACGTGGCGGAAGCGATTCTTTTAATTTATCAGAACATCCGGCGGTAAGCATCCAACCGCCCAGCATTTCTTCATCATTGACATTACGTTCAGCTGCATTGACTTCCAAACCGAAATCCCAGCCAAGTACTTCAAAGACCGTCCTGCCGTCGCCATTAACGGCATCTTCTTTCGAGTAGTTATTTTCGATGATAACGATGAAACGACTATCGATGGCGTTCTGAATCCATTGCTTCACCTCCGGCGTATTATCAAAAATACGGAAAATGAAATTATGATCCCAGACTTTTTGATAGGTCTTTTTGACCATCGCAACGCTGTGTTCGTTACTGAAATTATACCCTTCGACACAGAACGCATAACACGTCGGCGAAGTGACTTTCAGCAAAAGGGATGTCAGTAACAGGGAGTTATTCGGATCGAACGTCGAATTATCCTTGTCGACGCAATCATAATTTATGAAATACGCCCTGTCTTTGATTCCGGGAACTAACTGTTCGCAGTTCTTCAGAATGCAATCCACGATTTGATTACAACCAATACTCATATCAGCCTCCTTTCTTTATCTTCCGACCATAAGAAGGTTGTCCTGAATGATTTTGGCATCGAAAGCATCAACGGCTTCAATCCTGTTGTACCTTGATCTTTGGTCGTAAAATGAATTGATATTATCGAACAGTGATGTGCAGGCCATCCCGATGTTCAGGTTTGATTTCGTTGTGTACACGACACGGTGAGGGTCGTTCAGCGTGGTGCCGTTATTCTCGTATGCCCTGATCCACTGATCCCACAGACATATTGAATAAATCGGTATGCCGTCCCAATTGGCGACTTCAAGTCCGTTCGTCATCAGTTTGTAATCCTGAAACGCTGTTCCAAGTGCCTGAAGCTGACGACGCAGGCGATCCATAACCGACTTGGTTACGAGTATCATCCTGTCGGGCTGGTCTGCCAGTTCACACGGGGCGCTGTCGATCAGGTTATTGACAGCATTGTAGGTCAACAGCGGTGTTGCGACCGAGAACTGAAGCGCAGTCGTTGCCTGATCGTTGCCGGGCATTGCGATAAGCTGATCCGGGTTGGCAGCATAAATATCGGCGAACTGTTTCCAGAATCCATTGATTACGTTGAAGAAATCAGGATCAATGCCGGGTGTCAGTACACCGCCGGGGAAATTGGCAGCATCACGATCACCGAACCAAGCGTTACGGAAGATCATTTTCTGAATATCTTTTGCAAGAATATCCTGAATGAACGCAAAGATTTCAGTATTCGTCAGGTCATATACATCAATACCGCAGTTGATGGCCAGCTTCATCATCGTGTCAGCCAGTTCATCAATACACATATCAATTATGACTTCAAGATAACGTGGCTCCCACGTCTTTTCAACAGCCGGGAGTTCGTAACACTGTGCTGTGGGATTACAAGCCTGTGCAGCTTTCCCTACAAGTCCGAATGATCCGGGAATAATCCCGATACGCTTATCGTTTTTGATCCCGGTTACAAGCGTATGGTAACGGGTCAGTTCAGGTGCAGTTAATACCGCTTCGACGACCAGTTCATTCAATGAACGAAGTTCATCGGGTGTGAAATGAAGTGCGTCAAGGTTGATTGTATTTCCGCAAACGGGTGATGTCTGGCTCATAGCTATTCAGATTTTGGGTTGTTTAACTTCCTACGAATTTCTGCGACTGTGGCAAGATTGACATTCCCTGCCTTGTCGACTTTATTGAACTTCTGTCTCTGCGGTGGTGTCCACTCGTTTTTCAGTTTTGACAGTTCACTGACCAGTGCTTTGGCTTCTGTTTCAGCTTCACGGAACTTTGCTTCTGCAGCAACAGCTTTTTCTTTCTCGGTTTTCGCTTCAGTAAGCTGGCTTTCCAGTTCTGCAATACGCTGTTTTGCTTTTTCAAGTTCTGTCGCCTGCGGTTCACGTATCTCGGTGATTACCCCATCAGCAACAACGATAACCTGACCGCTTTCCATCGTGAAAGTGCCGTCAGGTGTAGCAGCATCGCCGACAGCCGGTGAGCCTTCAGCTTTTTCAAGCGTCAGTTCATTGCCGTCGACATCGGTTAGTACCAAATTTTCCGGTTCGATCCGGGAAAAGTTTTTGATCTTAGAAATCGCACCATCAAGTGTCGATCCTAATTTCTCGAAAAAGGCTTTTTCATCCATTTTAAATGATTTTATCGGTTTTAAATAAGCTAACGCTACAACTGGTTCAATTATCTTTGTGGCAAAACCAAGCGATAACATATCTTCTGCCGACAGTTTCGTTTCTGCCGACATGTATTCTGCAATTTTTTCTTTCGCTGATCCGGTACGGCTGACATAGAAATCAAGAATTTTTGCTTCTTCCTGTTGCAGACCAACAGCCAGTTTTTCAAGATCGCCGGATTCATATTTATCTGCAAGCGTATAAGGCGGAATAAACGGATTATGGATCAATCCGTCAGCGTTTTTCATTATTTCCCGTTCTGACCCTGCAAGAAATATTATCGTTGCGATTGAATAGATTTTACCTTCCCCGATGGTTTTGATTTTTTTGCCGGAACTAACAAGCAGGTCATGTATCGCCCAACCTTCCTGAACATCACCGCCCCGGCTGTTTATCCTGATAATGAATTGTTCTGCATCCTGATTGTTGTCAATGAATTCCGAGATTTCTTTTGACGAGATCATTTCTTCAGTATCGCAAAAGATACCTGAACAGCTTGATTCACCAATATAGCCGTAAATTTTAAATACCGCCGTTTTCATATTTACTGAATCTTTTGCATCCCATCGTGCGTTACATACTGCATATCGTTGGCTTTCATCCGGGTATTCATCGTTCATCGTTCCGTTCGCCATACAGGAAGCCAAAAATTCTTCCTTGCTTTGTCCGGGTGATGGCCTTGGTAACGGCATCAGGCGTACTGGCACTCAAAAACCTGAAAATAAAGAAACCTGTCGATCTGGCATACACCGTTGGCATCTTCATTAAACATCGAATACTCGCTGTGGTACAAAAATGTCTCCATAGCGATCGTACCGCCGTTGTTGTACATTTCGCAGATACCTGTTGAATACATGACTTCTGATTTTAGTTGCGATCTTAAAAAGTCAAAGATATTCCAGTATTCGTATTTCTTACTGCAATAAATTTTTCAGTATTCCGTCGCCGTGTACTGTGATTTTTATGTTTTTTTCCTGTAATGCAAAAAACAGATTACGAAAATGGTGGTGAATCTTACGGCATATTTCCCGGTCAAGGTGCGGATGATCCAGCAGATCCACTCCGTAAACATGAATATGATCAGCCCGGTGAAAATGATAGGCGACCTGAACAGCGATGAACGGACTGCAAAACGATTTCCATATCCCGGCTTCCAGCCTTAATGATTTATCAGGATAACCCGGCAACAGCGTTAGTTTCCTGAAATCTTTACGGTAGTCCCATTGTGCGATTTGGCTGTAAAATATATCAGGCCGACAGTCGTTTATCGTTCTGAGGCGATCAGGCCATTTCTTAAACGTATTAGGATGATCCACGCAAACGACGATTTCAGATTTATGATAACGCCAGACGTCATTGACGCCGATCGAGAAATCAGTCCCGTCAAAAAGTTTTATTGACGGTCCAAGACCGAGAATTGCTACCTTTCCCATTGTCCTTCGATATCTCGCAGTCCACGTTTCAGACGTTCTTTTCTCGTCCCGGCTGTATCGTGGCGAATCCACACGGGCGGAACGGCAGACCATACGAAGCCCTGACCGGACGTGTGGCCAAGACCGGGAAATGATTTTATGATCCGGCTGGTCAAGCCGTGTTTATGAATATCAAGTGCTGCTTTAAAACACGGCGCACCGTGATGAACGAACGGGTGAAATTTAAAATACTCGCTCACCTGAAGCAGCATAAAAAACGGGTGCAGCATCATCATCGAAGGCTTGCCCCGGTGTTCCCGTTTTGCCCCGTACTCGAATCCGTCATATGCAGATTTTTCAAGGTAACCGATACCGTATGTATTTTCATCCATCATATCAAGCATATGACTGACCGGTGATTTTATAAATTCAACGTCGCTGTCGAATATCAGCCCGTACCGGGTTTTGATCTGTCGTATCCCGAAATCCATTCCCCGACCGTGCCCGATGTTATATCCCATACACCATACTGACGTCAGGCCATTGGCGAGATTCCGGGTATAATTAAAACAAGGATCAGAATAATCCGAACCGTCGATGATAATTAATTTCATATCAGGATGAAACTTTCGGAATGAATCGACAGCCCGTTCAAGCAGATTTTTGGTGTTATGACTGACGGTTAAAGCGGTTACCTCTGTTAGCTTTGTCGACATCTCAAAAACAATAGGTTCATATTTTAGAATCGTTTTTAGACAAAATCAGTTGTCGTCAATATGTATATACCACTTGTTTGTTATGCGTTTAATTAATTGTATATCAATTTATTATAGACATGAAAAAGATCAGCGTCTTGTCAGTATATCCGGGCGATTTCTGCGTGGGATTCCGTGAACTTTATAAAAATCTTTGTAAATATCAGCGTCATCGCCTATTTTACTTTTCAGAAATTTCATTTCAATATCCGGGATCATCCCGTAATATGAATTTGAATGCCCGGCGCCGATTCCGGCACGACCCGGCAGACCCTTTATGCCGATGGCAAGATCGTTTTCGTGAAACAGTTTTTTGTCTGTTGTGACCTTCCATAACGCCCCGTCGATAAACCGATTACCTTTTACAGCTTTTAATAACGGGATCAGTTCTCGTGAAAAAGCTGTCTGAAACAAACTTGCATAACCTGTATTCGGATTAACAGCGTAACGACGTGTAATAGGATTGTAGTAAATCGTTTTCGTCTCGCCGAGAATTTTACAGGCCGACCAGTTCGACATCATGCGTTCAAGATAAATTGGTCGGTAATAATCATCATCCTCGATAATAAATATTGTTTCGATATCAGGATATTTTTTCAATTCATCCAGCCCGGCTTCGATATTTCGTCCCTGAGTATTTTGCCCTACTCGCCAGGGTGGTGATGGATACGCTTTTACGATCTGCCATTTTTCTTTAAAATCCGGCTGAACGATATCTGTTGATCTCGGATAACAGTCGTCAACGATTATCCAAAGCACGTCGCCGTTATAGGTCTGACGTTTCATAAATTTTTGACAAAGGTCGAACTGCCACGGACGGCCTCCAGTCGCTGTAATTAAAGCAATCATAGTTTTAAAATATATTTCCAGTGTTCAGTCGTTCGTATGTCGACCATTTCTGATTTCGTCCACGTCCAACCACGTTCATGCCCTTCGTGATAATGAACGCCGTAATTTTGATCCAATCCACGTTCCCAAGCTTTTTTTCTCCGGCGATATGTTTCTTCACGTTCAACAGCTGGTTTGCAGTTTCCGTAATTCAGCAGACAGCCGTCGGACTGAAATATTTTTTTGTTCGTGATCCTGATTGAATCAGCCTCGAAGTGAAACGGGTTTTGATAACGTGCAATCATATAAAGGCGTTTCAGGTAACGGCCATAGAAAAAATGACTGTGCATCGGTAGTTCAAATTTCTCACCTGTCGAATAAACATTATAATAATTGACGCCGATCATATTACAGCCTTCAGCAGTCGCACAGTCGATTTCTTCCTCGATCGTACCGGCAAGACAATAACGAATATCAATCCCGGTGTAAACAACCCAATCAGGTTTTATATTATTGATCCCGGCAACCAGTGCATTTTGCAGTTTTATAAGATCAAAAGCACCGGCGGTCGGAATAATTACAGATTCAACGCCGTTGCGTTTCAGTATATCGGTTGTTCCGTCATCGCTGTGGTTATCGACGATAAATAACTGACAGCCGTTGGCCCGGTAATTATCAATAAAATCCTGAATATATTTTGCTTCATTATAAGCAAATGCAACAGCAAGTATTTTCATATATTAAACGGCATAAATTCAATATTCAGATCAGATTTTATACGGTCAGAAAGAACATAAAAATTGCGAATATCGCCCGGCAATGGTTCTTTATAAACGATATTTGTTGTTCCGTAACGATTCATAAGCAAAAGCGCAAGGTCAATTATTGATACCTGTCTTGATGACGCACAGTTATAAATCTTGCCTGAAGCCGTAGGATTCAACCACGCACGTATATTTGCCTCGACGATATCTGAAACGTGTGTAAATACTCGCTTCTGCATACCATCGCCGTGTATAACGATCGGTTTCTTTTCATTTATCTGACGACGGAAAATAGCAACTACACCGCCTTTGTCCGGGTGGGATTCCTGACGGGTACCGTAAACATGAAAATATCGCAGTATCGTCGTATCAAGATGATCAGAAAATAATCTCACGTAAGATTCTCCGGCAAGTTTTGAAACGCCATAATAACTGACAGGTACGCATTTCGTCATTTCAGTGATCGAGCCCTGTACTTCGCCGTAAACAGAACCGGTTGAAGCGTGTACGAATTTTTTTATTTTTTTCTCAACGGCAACCTGAAGTAATTTTAATGTCCCAAGACCGTTAACTTCCAAATCCCGTACTGGATCATTCAGGCAGATGTTTTTCTTCGATGCAGCCTGATGAAAAATGACGTCAGCACCCTCGAACAGTGCAGAATAT